TTTTAAGGTATGGGGCACAAGAGGGAGAGTCTATGTTGGAAGTAAAAATTTATTATAAAAAGAGATATCCGGGGGTATAACGATGGAATTTTATATTTTAGATCCAGAAATTAATATTATTGACTCTTTTAAGGTGTATGAAGCTGTTATATGGGAAACGAAGTTCCATGAACCCGGCTCCTTTAAGGCTACTTTTGTCTTTACTGAAAAATTAAACCGAATGCTTCAGATTGGAAATATTTTGTATAAAACGGATGAGATTGAACCGGGAATCATTACATACAAAATTATGAAAACAGATGCAAAAGGAAATGAAACCATTCAGGTGCAAGGTTATATGGCTTCCAGATATCTGTCACAGAGAATTATATGGGGAAAAATGGTAATGACAGGGACTCCGGAGCTGATGATGAGACAAATGGTACTGGATCAGGTCATTGCTCCGGATGATGAGGATCGCAAGATGTCACTGATCCGGCTAGGAGAGATTCATAATTTTAATCTGAATTCTATAGAAAAGCAGATATCCTATGATAACCTGCTTACGGCATTGACAGATCTTTCAAAAACTTCAGGAATAGGATTTCGGCTGCGTCTTGATATGAAGGAGCGGCTTTTTTACTTTGAAACCTATATGGGGAAGGACCGGACACAGGGAACAGTGGAACCATGTATCTTTTCAAGGGACTTCGGAAACGTAAGTACACAGAATTATGAAAAGAATGCAAAGAATTATAAAAATGTATGTCTGATTGGTGGTAAGGGTGAAGATGAAGAACGTATTATGCAGACGGTTGGTGCAGGAAAGGGGATCGATCGGTATGAAATGTTTTATAACGGATCTTCCATCAGTGACAGAGACATTACCGATCAGGAATACCTGGAACAACTGAAAACCAAAGGAAATGAGAAACTGGCATCCTATGCAATGGCGGAATGCTTTTCAAATAAGATCAATATGAACAAGTCCATGTTCTTTGAACTTGGGGATATGGTCACCTGCGTGGATGATAAATGGGGAATCATACTGAATACACAGGTAAAGGGTATTCAGAAGGGGTTTTCAAAGAAAGAGTCCAGTGTGGTAGTCACCTTCGGAGATGATGTTCCAACACTGATATCTTTAATTAAAGCACAATATTAGAAGGAGGAGCAAAATGGCATTAGCATGTGAAAAATCGTTTCCCTTTGATGCACACATGGTAGATGGAAGGTATGATCGCACCTATCTTGCGGATGATTTCGCCAGATACTTCAGGGAATTGGTCTATTCTGGAGTTTTTATGAAAGAATCTACGAATCTGCAGGTACTGGCCAACGGTGATATGACATTAACCATGAAAGCCGGAGGAGCAATTATTGATGGGTATCGTTATCAGAGTACGAAGGATATAACAATTACGGTTCCTGTGGCAGACGCTGTATTATCGAGAATTGACCGTGTATCAATTACCTGGGATAAGGATGATCGAGAAATCCATTATGAATACAGAGAAGGAACTCCGGCAGTAAATCCGGTTGCACCGGAGATCAGAAGGGATGCAGAACACAAAGATTACATTGTTGCAGAGATCGCAGTGGCAGCAGGAGTGATATCAATCAATCAGACCAATATCACAGACACAAGATTAAATAATGCAGTATGTGGCATGGCAACTCCCTTTGCAGAGTTTGATTCTACAACTCTTTATGTAAAGCTGGAAGATTTCTATAAGTCATTTGTGGAAAACACGGTTAACTGGCAGAATCAGGAAAAAGAAGAGTTTACAGAATGGTTTGCAACGCTTAAAGACGTTCTTTCCGGAAATGTGGCAGGAAATCTTCAGATGCAGATTGATGATATCAAGGAACTCACGGACGCAGAAGTGGATGAGGTGACGCCATGAGAAGAGGAACAACACCAACGATAACAGCAAGAATAAAGGAACTGCCAGATCTGGATATTGTAGATGTAGTTATGTTAGTCAGGCAAGGGGATATACTTATCAAAAAGGGAGCCTCAATTGAAGATAATGTGGTGAGGGTGAATTTATCTCAGGAGGAAACATACCGCTTGGTGGCTGGAAGAGAGATGTTGTGCCAGCTGAAAATTACAGTTAAGGATGGCAGTGAACAGGGATATAAGGTACTGAGATCTGATATATTCAGCTCGTTAGTGAAAGATGCACTGGATGATGAAGTGATGAAGGCTCTTGATGATGAGGTGGCGGATGATGGAAGTAAATATTGAAATCTCAAATGACGATGTGGAAGCAGATGTAACAATTGAAAATGTCGTTGTAGAGCGTAAAGAAGGAATCAGAGATTATAATTTATTGGACAATCTCCCGATGCTGAATGACGAGGTTATAAAGGGGAACATGAAAGAAAAGGACCCAACAGTACCGGAATGGGCAAAGTAGGAGAAAAAGCCGGAATATAAACCGGACGAGATTGGAGCAATAGGTGTAGAAGATGAAATGACCTTAGAGGATATTATATCAATGATGAACAGTGTGTTTAATTAGGAGGAAAAGTGATGAGTAAGAAATATGCAGGCGAAACAATAATGTTATATGTTTTGACTAAAATCAAGGAAATGCTGGGTGAAAAAGTAACGAAGGAAGAGGGAAAGGTACTTACCAGCAATGATTTTACCACAGAATTGAAGAATAAGCTGGATGGAATCGCAGCGGGGGCAACCAAAGTCATTGTAGATTCTGCACTTAGTTCTACAAGTACGAATGCTATTCAGAATAAAGCAGTAAATACTGCGTTGGGATTAAAGGCACCTTTAGCCAGTCCGACATTCACAGGAACACCAAAGGCACCGACTGCCACGGCCGGTAGCAAGGATACTACAATTGCCACAACTGCATTTGTTACGAATGCAATTGCTACAGCAGTGGCAGGTATTTCAACACTGAGTTTTGAGGTTGTAAGCACGCTTCCTACAAGTGGAAAAGCTGCTACTATCTATTTGAAAAGTAAAACGGGAAGCACAAATGATGTCTATGATGAATATATCTGGGTAAACAACAAGTGGGAGCTTATTGGATCCACCTCTGTGGATCTGTCCGGATATCTGAAAGAATCAGATCTTGTGGAACTGACTACAACAGAGATTGACAATATGCTTAAGTAGGAGGATGAAATCATGGCAACGAAAAGATTTGTAAGTAAGGATAATTTGGGGCGCGTCTGGGCGCGCCTCTTTGGAAAAGTGTTGAATTCAAAGGAAGAGATTGAAGCAAATAAAAGCGAAAACATGATTGCCGGTGCGGATGCAGTTAAGGAAGTATACAGTAGTTTGGCTAATGGAAGGGTACAGCTTGTGGTTAATGAGAATGGTTCATTAGGTTATAAGTTGGATGGTGCTGATACAGTGTTCCCTTTTAGTAATGGACTAAATGCAATTATAACAGTTAGAAGTGTTAATACGGTATATAGCAGTACAGGTGAGAAATACTATGATACGTTACTTGATACACAATTCACTATAAAAAATGGAAAGGTTGAATCTACAAAAGTAATTACAAATAACGGAGCCAGTGTTGGTGGCTGGTCTATCAAACCGACATATTCAACTATCTTAAGTATAAAAGACAATAAATGATTTATTGTCTTCTGTATAGCTATAATACATATATTAATGAGTAATTAATATGTTGTAACAAGTATGAAAACTTGCGGTATCTGGATTACCTGACAATACTGTTATATCTAATTTATCATCTTTATTTAAAGACAATATTTTTAATAAATTTAGATAAAAACTACTGTTTAGGTCAATAAAAATTTAATAAAAATCATGTTAAAAAGAGTCAGTGAAAGCTGGCTCTTTATTTTATGAAAATTGCACCGGTGCAACGCCGGAGAAAGGAGAGCGCCATGCTCATAATGAAATATTTAGGTCTTAAGACCGAGTATGAAGTAAATTTTAGCCGGGTATCAGAGAACATTGTTCAGTTAATTGGAGATATGCCGGCGAAAGAAAAAGGATTCACACTTTCAAGAAAAGAAAAAGAGGATGCATGGGATTATTCAGATTTTACGACTGTATACAGGAAAATTGAAAATGGTATACAGTTCAGCAATGATGGATCCGTTTATGTTGCACCACCAGAGCCGGAACCTGAACCGGAGCCAGAACCTTATGTACCGACCTTAGAAGAGGTTAAGGAATATAAGAAACAGGAAATTATGAGCACCTACCAGATGGTTAAGACAGCCGGGTTTGACATTGAACTTTCAAGTGGAACGGAACACTTTCCATTGACAGATGAAGATACGACATTTTTATTTGGTAAACAATTGGAACTTCAGGCAAGCACAGAAGAAAAGATCTCATATCAGAATTCGGATAATAGATGCAAGATGTATTCTAGGGAGGATATGCAGCTTATTATCAATAAAGCACTGCTGTTTGTGAACTTTCAGACCACATATCGTAATAATCTTTGTGAATGGATAAATGCGTGCAGTGAAAAAGAGCAGGTAGAGAACATTACCTACGGAGCAGAAATCCCAGAAGAGTATCAGAACGATGTCTATAAGAAATATCTGACACAAATGGAAGGAGCTGCATGATGGAGGGAATATTATTTCTGATTGGAGGCTGGATTTATATATGGATGGAGATGATGTGGAGAGGGAGAACGCACTGGACCATGTTTCTACTTGGAGGTCTTTGTTTTGTGGTGGTTGGGTTATTAAATGAGCATTACTATAAATGGAATCAATCACTATTGTTTCAAAGTGTTGTAGGGGCGGTCGTTATAACAGTTATGGAATTTATTACAGGCTGCGTGGTTAATATTTGGTTGGAATGGAATGTATGGGACTACTCAAACTTGCCATTTAATTTGATGGGGCAGATATGCTTATACTTCTTTTTGTTATGGATACCGATAGCTATGCTATGCATTGTACTGGATGATTGGATTAGATACATATTTTATCTGGTATTAAAAAGATTCTTACCGGAGATGCAGATACGTCAACGGCCAAGATATTACTTATGGGGGAAGGAGGGATACCGATGTATATAGATGCAAATACCATCATCACGAGTGCAAGCGTCCTGGGAGCAGTTGTTACAATTGGAGGAGTTTTAATTGCCGGTTATAAATGGTTCAGCAGACAAAATAAGCAGGATGAAGATATTAAAGCCATGAAAGCAGAGTTGTGTCTGTTAACCTATGGATTGCTTGCGTGTCTGAAAGGACTGAAAGAACAGGGATGTAATGGACCGGTCACAGAGGCAATTGACAAGATTGAAAAGCGGATCAATAAGCAGGCACACGAACAGGAGTAAAGAGATGAGAAAGCTATTATTTCGCAGAGGTTTTACAGACAAGCTCTACTATTATAATTTCCGCGCAGTATGGCTGTTTGTGATATTCTGCTACCTGCTTACGGCATTGAGCGGAGAAAAGTACTTAAAAATTTCAGATCTTTCCATTGTAAGTGTGGGTATTCCGGCTGCATTCGCAGAGCTTGGAGTACATACCGGATTTATTATTTGGAAAGCAAAGACAGAGAACTGTAGGAAACACAAAGATCAATCAAAAGTAAAAGAATTGGAGGAAATTGAGTTATGAATGAAGTATTATTTGAAGTTTTGAAAGCAGTAATCTTATTGGCAATTGTACTGGTGGTAAGATATTTGATCCCCTGGCTTAAGCTGCAGGTCGAAGGAACGAAAAATGAATGGCTTGTGAAGTGGGCGGAGTTAGCAGTGAGATCTGCAGAGCAGACGATCCTTGGTGATAAGACAGGACCGGAAAAGAAAACTATTGTAACTAAATTTTTAAAGGAACAGTTGCAGAAGAAAAATATCTCCATTTCTGATGAACAGCTTAATACTTTAATCGAAGCAGCCGTTTATGCAATGAAGCAGGAAAAAGTATGAATAAACAAGATAAAATAGTTCTGATCTTACTAATCGTGTATCTTGTTTTTGCATTACTGGTGGCATGGAAAACAAAACCAGTGCAGTACCGGGATGCGAGGCATCAGATTGAAAGTGAGGCTATGATTTTATGAAAAAAATAGTCGAGACAGTAAAAAGCATATTATTGGTAGTGGCAGTTCTGATGGGAGTTGTGTATGTGATCACAATCCCCATCGGGTGCCTGATCTATGCAATTGTGAATGGAGGGTTTATGTGATGGCAACACAGACACAGGTAAATGCATTTATTGAAAGAATCGCACCGATCGCACAGGCAAAGTCTAAAGGGCGAGCATTGCCGTCCGTGTGTATTGCACAGGCCTGTTGTGAGTCTGCATATGGGACAAGTCCTAAGATGATCCGGGCAAATGCTGTATTCGGTATCAAGGTCGGTAAGACAAAGGCACATTTCGGTACAGCATGGCATGATAAGGCATATAGCACACGTACAAAAGAGTGCTATGACGGTAAGACATACACGAATATCACGGACCTGTTCAGGGCGTATGACAGTATCGATGATGCAGTGGAGGATTATTATGATATG